GGTGACGCGGAGCCGCCGCGTTTTCCTAGACACACCCCGCTCGAACGGGGGGCTACTACTACGAATGGCGAAGGGGAAGACGCTCACGCGGGCGGAGCTCGCTCGACAGCATGGGGTCGCCCTGACTACGGTCGACCAATGGGTCAAACGGGGGTGTCCCGCCGAGCCGCCTCCGAAGGGCGGCCGCGGGAATCGGTTCAATTCGCGGGCCGTGATCGAGTGGCGAATCGCCGAGGCCGCGCCGGAGGAGGCGCCGGCTCCGCTGATCTCGTTCGAGGAGGCTCGAACGGAGAAGATGATCGCCGAGGCCGAGCTCGCGCGGCTCGAGGTCGGGAAGCGTCGCGGCGAGCTCGTCGAGGTCGCGATCGTCTCGGAGCTCGTCGAGCGAGACTATTCGACCGTTCGCTCGAAGATTCTCGGCGTCGCGACGAAGGTCGCGCCGCGAGTGGTGGCGACCCGTGACGCGACCCGCGCGCAAGCAATCATCGACGCGGAGGTCCGAGAGGTCCTCGACGAGCTCGCCGACGGCGTGGGATTCGCGGCGCGAGCAAGCGAGCAAGCACGCGAGAAGGGCGGCGGAGGAGGCTCTCGAGAGAGCTCGAGCTCGAGCGCTTAGACCGCCGCCGCCGCAGACCGTTTCCGAGTGGGCCGACGCCGAGCGTCACCTCTCGAGCGAGGGCTCGAGCGAGCCCGGCCGATGGACGAACGCCCGGACGCCCTACCTCGTCGAGTTCCAAGACGCTTTCGGCGACCCCCAGGTCGAGGACGTCGTCGGCGTGTTCGGCTCGCAGCTTGGGAAAACCGAGGCGCTGAACAACGTCCTCGGATACCTGATCCACCGCGACCCGTGCCCGATCCTATTCGTGCAGCCTACGCTCGAGCTCGCGCGCGCATGGTCGAAACTCCGGCTCGTTCCGATGCTCCGGGACTCGCCGGCGCTGCGCCGACTGATCGGCGACCCGAAATCGAAAAAGACCGGGCAGGAGATCCTCGAGAAGCAATTCCCGGGCGGGCAGCTTGCCATCGCGGGCGCGAACGCGCCGGGCGGACTCGCAGGCCGGCCTCGCCGCGCGGTCCTCGGCGACGAGGTCGACCGCTGGCCGCTCTCGGCCGGCACCGAAGGCGATCCGATCGGCCTCGCCTCGAAACGGACCTCGAATTTCTGGAATCGGATCCGGGGATGGATCTCGAGCCCGGGGAACGAGGGCGAGTCTCGAATCTGGGAGCTCTGGGAGCGCTCCGACAAGCGGCGCTATTGGGTTCCGTGCCAGCATTGCGACGAGCCGCAGGTCCTCGCGTGGAAGAATGTCCATTGGCCCGCGGAGCTCGACGACGAGAGCGCGGCCGCCGCGGCCGCCTACGTTTGCGAGCATTGCGGCGCGGAATGGGACGATACAGAGCGACACGAAGCGGTCGGCGTCGGATTCTGGCGAAAAGAGCGTCCCGAGGTTCGCTCGATTGCAGGGTTCCACCTCTCGGCGCTCTATTCGCCGTGGCTCTCAATTCGCGACCTCGTGCTCGAGTGGCTCCAGGCGCAGGGAAACCCCGAAGCCCTCAAGGTTTTCATAAACACCCGTCTCGCCGAGCTCTGGCGGGACGTGACGCTCGATCTCGAGCTCGACGAGCTCGTCGCTCGCCGCGAGGACTACGGCCCGAAGGTTCCCGACGACGTCCTCGTCGTGACGGCCGGCGTCGACGTCCAGGGCGACCGCGTCGAGGTCGAGGTCGTCGGGTGGGGCAAGCGGGGCCACTCGTGGAGCCTCGAGTATCACGTCGTCCACGGGGACCCGGCGGACCTCCTCGATTTCGACCCCCAGGATCCCGAGGCCGATCGTCGGCTCGACGAGATCCTCGGGAAACGGTTCGTTCGCGAGGACGGAGCTCCGATCGGGATCGCCGCGACGTGCGTCGACTCCGGCGGCCATCACACCGACGAGGTCTATCGCTTCGCGAAGCGGCGCCAGCGTCGCCGGGTCTACGCGATCAAAGGCAAAGAGGGCGAGGGCCGGCCGCTCTGGCCGAAACGTGCCTCGAGGTCCTCGCGAAAGAACGTCGGCCGCGTGGCCGTTCACATTCTGGGAGTCGACTCGGGGAAGGCCGCCCTCCTCCACCGGCTCAACGTGAAGGATCCCGACAAGCCCGGCTATTGCCACTTCCCGCGGCGGTCCGAGTACGACGAGGAATATTTCGCGCAACTCACGGCCGAGGTTCCGGAGCCCGCGCGCTACGTCCGCGGCGTCCGGCAGGCGCGGCGATTCAAGCTCGTTCACCCGAGGAACGAGGCCCTCGACGTTCGCGTCTACGCGTCGGCCGCCCTGGCGAGCCTGAATCCCAATTTCGACCGCCTCGAGGCGAACCTCGCTCGAGCCGCGGAGGACGCCCGCGCCGCCCTGGCGGAGCTCGAGGCCGAGGAGCTCGAGCTCGAGGACGACGACGGCCAGGACGACGACGAGCTCGAGGACGCGCCCGAGCTCGAGGACGCTCCCCCGCCGCCGGCGGACGAGGGTCCGTCGCTCGCCGACAAGATGGAAACCGCCGCGCTCCGAGCTCGGCGACGAAGAAACGGACGCGGGCCTCGAGGCCGGCGTCGATAGGAGGCCGAACGGTGCAACACGTCATCATCGACGAGACGGGCAACGTCACGACCGACCCGATCCCGCTCTCCGAGGGGCTCCTCGGGATGCACGTCGCAGTCGACCGCGGCGCGAGCGCGGCGACCGTGACGCTCGAGGTTTCCCCTAACGATGGGGCGTCCTGGCAACCCGTTGCGACGGGGATCTCGGCCTACTGGCCGACCTCGTTGGCGTTCGTTCGGCGCTTCGGTGGGACTCACGCTCGCCTCGTTCTCGCCGGCGCCACGGGGCCGGCCGTGAACGTGTGGTTCGGAGCTCACCCGTAGATGGCCGCCGGAATCCTACCCCTCGGAATTCACACGGACGAGGGAAGCGAGCCGGAGTTCGAGCTCGATCCGAATCAGCCCGCCGGCGTGCAGTTGCAGGGCATCGGTGGCGGGACGACCGGGACCGCATGGCTCGAGGTGTCGCCCGACGGTGGGACGACGTGGGTCCGGACGACGTGGTCCGTCACGCCGGCCGATCTACTCACGCCCGGAAATCTCGACTCGCAGGAATTCGCACCCGCCGAAGTGTGGGGGACGCACGTCCGCGCCGCGTTCGTCGGTCCGTTCGACGGGTTCCTCGTCGTCTATCTGATCGTCGGCAGGCCGGCGCGCGCATGAGCGACTACACCCGACCCCCCGTCGTGATCGGTGCGGGCGAGTCGTTCGCGTGGCGGTTCTCGAGCTCGGACTACGATCCGGGCGACGGGTGGACGCTCGCGTATCACTTCCGAGGCCCCGAGGACGTCGACGTCGACGGAACGGTCGACGGTTCGGGGTTCGAGCTCGCGTTCGACCTCGAGGAATTTACGCAGGCCGGCGCCTATCGCTGGGAGGCCGTCGCGACGAACGTCGGCCAGGGCGAGCGCGTCGTCGTCGACTCCGGTCGGCTCACGATCCGAGCGAACCTCGAGGACGCCTCGGCGCTCGGCGATCAATCGACGCACGCCGAGCGAATGGTCGCGCGCCTCGAGGCCGCGATCGAAGGCGTCGCCGACTCGAACGTCCTCTCGTACACGATCGCCGGCCGCTCGATCGAGCGGATTCCGATCCCCGAGCTCCGCTCGCTCCTCTCGAGCTATCGCCGGCAGGTCGAGAACGAGCGCGCCCTCGAGGCGCTCGGCAAGCGAAAGGCACCGCGGACGGTGCGCGTAGGTATGCCGTGAGTTTGTGGACCCGTCTCCGAGCTCGCAGCGACCGCGCAGCGACGACCCTCCAGCACCGCCACGCGGCCGAGCTCCTCTCGGTCCCCGCCCGGCGGTCCGAGGCGTCCGCCCTGGCCGCGCATCGCCGGATCTCGAGGAACGCTCGACGGGTCTACGATATGAGCGAGGCCGACCGGCTCGCGTCGACGTGGTCGCGCATGACGACGACCGCCGACGGGACGGTCCGCTACGCCCTGGCGACGCTTCGCGCTCGAGCTCGCGAGCTCGCCGAGAACGACCCCTATATCGCGCGGCTCTGGCAAATGCTCGACGAGAACGTCGTCGGCGAGCTCGGGATCCGTCCCGTTCCGGAGCCGCGGAGCTCGAGGAGCTCGACGGCCAGGGCGCCACTGGCCGAGCGTCGGATCCTCGAGGGTTTCACCGAATGGGCGAAGCCCGGAAAGACGACCGTGTGCGGCCGCTACGGCCTCGCGTCTCTGCAAAAGCGGATCATTCGGTCCGTCGGCACCGACGGCGAGGTGTTTCTCGTCGAGGTCTACGGCGAGGCCGCGGGGAACGAGTTCGGATACGCCCTCGAGCTCCTCGAGGCGGACCTCGTCGACGAAACGCATAACGAGGAGCTCCCGAACGGGAACGTCGTCCGGATGGGCGTCGAAATGAACCGATACCGGCGCCCGGTCGCGTTCTGGTTCCTGACGGAGCCGCCCGGCGACTACTTCTATCCGGGGAACCGCCGCAACGTCGAGCGTCGCCGCGTGCCGGCCGACCGCGTGATCGTTTGCCGTCGGCCGGAAGCGATGCGACCGGGACAGACTCGCGCCGTAACGTGGCTGACGACGGTCGGGCAGCGGCTCTATCAGTTGCTCGGCTATCACGAGGCCGAGGCGGCGGCCGCCCGATGGGGCGCGGCGAAAATGGGGTTCCTCCAGGCGCCGCCCGGCGAGGAATACAACGGGGAAGCGCTCACGAAGGACGGCGAGGCGTTCCTCGAGGCCGTCGAGCCCGGCTCGATTGAGATTCTGCCGGAGGGCTGGGAGTTCAAGGGGCACGACCCCGATCACCCGTCGACGGCGTTCGGGCCGTTCACGAAATCACTACTCCGCTCGATCGCTGCGGGCCTCGGCGTCTCGTATAACTCGCTCGCTCGCGACCTCGAGGGCGTCTCGTATGGCTCGCTCCGGCAGGACGAGCTCGCCGATCGTTCGCACTACCGGAACCTCCGACAGTGGATCGTCGAGGATTGCGGGTTTCGCGATCGGATCTATCCGAATTGGCTCTCGACCTCGCTCCTATTCGACGCCGTGAAGCTCGATCCCGGGAAGCTCGACCTCTACGTCCCGCACCGCTGGCAGGCTCGGGGGTGGCGATGGCTCGACCCCGACAAGGAATCGAAGGGCGACGACCGCGCGCTGCGAAACGCAACGCGCACCGTCGAGGACGTCGTCGCGGAGACGACCGGCCGCACGCTCGACGAGCACCTCGATCGGGTGGCGAAAGAGCGAGAGAAGTTCGCCGCGCTCGGGATCCCCCACCCGATCGACGCCGTCGAGGCGCCGCCGGACGAACCGGAGCCCCAGGGAGAAACGGACGAATGAAACACCCGCGTTTTCTATCGCGAGACGAGCTCGAGGCGTTCCTCGAGACGGGGCAGGCCACAGTCCCGACGACGAAGCTCTATCGAGAGGTCCCTCGACACTCGATCGACCTCTCGCGCGTCTACCGCGTGCGCCAGGACGGGACCGAAGACGCCGAGGGCGAGTTCCTCGAGGTCGATCTCGCTTTCGCGTCCGAGTTCCCGGTCGAGCGCTATTTCGGGACCGAGATCCTCGACGTCACGCCGCAGGCCGCGCGCGTCGAGCGAGTCGAGCAGGGGGTGTGCCCTCTCCTCGAGAATCATTGGAGCGACGCGACCGTGGGTCGCGTTATGTCCGTTTCGATCGGAGAGGACCGAGTCGCGAGGGCGCGGGTCCGGTTCTCCCGATCCGACGCAGCGGCCGCCGTGCGTCAGGACGTCGAGGACGGAATTCGCCAGGGGGTGAGTTTCGGTTATCGCGTTCACCGGATGGAGCTCACGGAGACGGGCGACGACGGGGAGTCGTGGCGCGTCACCGATTGGGAGCTCTACGAAATCACGATCGCCAGTATGCCGGCGGACCCGACGGTCGGGTCGCATCGCTCGGCGGCGGTCGACGAAACGGTCGAGACGACTCTCGTCACGACCGCACGACGAAAGGAGCCGGAACCGATGCAGGTCCGAGCCCTCCATGTAGCCTCGCGTTCCGAGGTGATGATCGACGAGGAGCGCGTCGACGGTGTCGAATTTATTCGCATCGCCGAACCCGCTCCGGCGCCCGCGCCCAGCGCGACGCCGACCCCGACGCCCGAGGTTCGGGTGACGGAGACGCAGCCCGCCACGCCCGACGCGGAAACGATCCGCGCCGAGGAGCGCGAGCGCGTGACGAACCTCGAGGAGATCGGCGGGAACTACGGCGTCGATCGCGAACGGATCTCGGAAGCGGTCCGCAGCGGCCAGTCCGTGAGCGCGTTCCTCGGCGAGCTCCGAATCGAGCGCGCGAAGGAAGGGAAGCCCCTCGAGGCTCCCACGACCGAGCTCGGAATGTCCGAGCGTGAGACGTCGCAGTTCTCGGTCCGCAAGGCCGTGAACCTCGCCCTCGAGCGGAAGCTCGGCGAGCGGGTCGACAATTGCCTCGAGCTCGAGGCGTCGAAGACCGTCGCCGAGAACCTCGGACGCTCCGCGCGCGGCGTGTTCGTTCCGTGGGACGTCCTCTCGCGGTCCGCGTGGGGTCCCTCCGCCGAGGAGATCGCCCAGCGTGCGGCCACCGGCTACGCCACGCCGAACACGTTCGGCGCCGGCCTCGTCGCGACCGACCTCATGTCGCAGAATTTCATCGAGATTCTGCGGAACGCGTCGGTCCTCGGACGCCTCGGGGCGACCGTGATCCCGGGACTCGTCGGGAACGTGGATTTCCCGAAGCAACTCACCGACGCGACCGTCGGGTGGGTCGGTGAGAACGCGGGCAGCGGCGACTCGAACGTGCAGTTCGGCGTCGTGTCGATGGAGCCGCACACGCTCCGGAGCCGCGTCGACGTCACTCGCCGGATGCTTCTCCAGTCGACCCCCGCCGTCGAGAACCTCCTCCGCCAGTCGATCACGACGGCGATCGCGAAGGGGATCGACATTGCCGGCCTCGCCGGTTCGGGGACGGGCGCGGAGCCCGAGGGCATCCTGAATGCCTCCGGCGTTGGTGCCGGGACGTGGGTCCCCACGAACGGGACGACCGAGTATCAGTCGGCGATCGAGCTCGAGACGCTCGTCGCGGCCGCGAACGCGGACGCGGGCGGCCTCGGCTACGTCACGACTCCGGAGATGCGGGGACGGCTCAAGGGTCGATTCCGTGACGCCGGGGCCGGCGTTCCCGTGTGGACGGGTTCGCGCGACGCGGGCGAGCTCAACGGCTACCCCGCCCAGGTGACGAACGCGCTCCCGAAGGATCTCGGGGCCGGCTCCGATCACCCGATCATCGCCGGCCATTTCCCGTGGCTCTATATCGGCGAGTGGGGGGTCCTCGACCTCATGCCCGACGAGACGACCCTCGGCGACAGCGGCGGCCTCGTCCTCCGCGGTTTCCAGGACGCCGACGTCGCGCTCGCGCACGCCGCGGCGTTCGCGGTCGCGAACGAGAACCCGGCGACGTAGTCACGGGTTCGTGATGGCTGCCGGATTCCCCTCCGGCCTCTCGAGTGGGTCGGGGCGGCGGTTCACGCCGCCGCCCTGGCCGACTCACTGACTCCCGAAAGGAAAACGACCGATGCCCGACGAAAAGGCTCCGGAGTCGCTCAAGGTTCGACTCCACCACCCGCGGCGCCTCCGCGCCTACATGAATCCCCGCCTCGAGCGCTACGAGGTCGACGACGTCGTCGAGCTCCGCACGCGCGAGGCTCTCGAGCTCTGCGACGGCGGACTCGCTTCCCCCGCGCCCTCGGACGAGAAGGCCGCGAAGGGAACGCCGCTCACGGGCGACGGCTCCGACGAGCCGAAGCGCAAGGCCGCGAAGAAGGCCGTCGCGAAGAAGGCCGACGAAGCGACGGACGGCGACTAGTTGCCCGTCGAATCCCCCAGCGATCGGGCCGCGCTCCTGAATGACTTCGGGAGCGCGGTCCGCATTCGCTCGAGACGAATCGGCGAGCTCCGCCTGACGGCGATCGTCGAGGCGCCCTCGGCCGAGCTCGCCGGTCAAGCGAGCGAGCTCGAGTTCCGAATCCCGGACCTCTCCGCGCTCGTCCGAACCGAGGAGACGCTCGGCGTCCGAGTCGAGGACGAGCTCGACGTCCTCGACGGCCCCTATTGCGGCGAGTACGTCGTGACCGACCGCGTCCGAGAGGACGACGGGGCATTTACGGCCCTCGCGCTCGGGAGGCGATAGCGTGCCCACCCGGAAAGCGATCCGCGACCTCGTCGTCGCCGCGCTCCAGGCCGACGCCGCCCTCCTGGCGCTCGTCTCGAACGACCCGAACCGAATTCAAGCGGGGCGCCTACTCCCCGCGACCGACGAGGACCTCCCGCTCGTCCTCGTCTACGTCACCGGCGACACGGCCGACGACGAACTCCTCCTCGAGAGCCCGCGCACCTACCGGATCACGTCCGAGCTCGTGATCGAGTTCGTCCACGCGACGAAGGTCAAGGCCGCGACGACGTTCGAGGACGAGGCCGACGAAGCGGCCGCCGCGCTCGAGCTCGTCGTGAACGCCCTCGAGGTGACGCGCTTCGCTCCGCTCGACGTCCGACAGGCCCGCTATTCGGGGACCGAGATCGTCGCCGTCGTCGACGGAAGCCTGAAAACCTACGCGTCGCGCGTCCGATGGGCGCTCGAGTATGGCCGCGAGCTCGCCGACGCCTACCCGAACGATTTCGACACGAACGAGGTCCGTTACGACGTCGGCGACGCCGCGGCGGACGATCCCGACGACTCGATCTCGATCCCGCAAAGCTAGGGGGACCCTATGCCTCGATTCCTTCGGATCACGCCGAACGAGGGACACCTCGTCCGCGATCCCTTCACGAAACAACGAATCCCGGAGGAGGGCGCGCGCGTCGCGTTCTCGTCTCATTGGGTCCGGCAGGCGCAGCGAGGGGCGATCACGCTCGAGCTCGACCCGGAACCCGCAACGCTCGACGAGCGCGCGCAGGCGCGCGTCGCCTCGGAGAGCACGAACGAGGACGAGGCCGACGAAGCCTCGGCCGAGGAGTAGCCCGCGATGGCCGTTTCCTTCGGACAAATCCCGGCCGACATTCGGACCCCGGGAACCTATCTCGAGATCGACCCGAGTCTCGCCGAGGTCGGCGTCGGCTCCTATCCGCTCCGGGGGCTGATCCTCGGGCAGAAAATCGCCGCCGGGACCCTGGCGGTCGACACGCCGACCCGGATCACCTCCTACGAGGAGGCGATCGAGTACGCCGGCGCCGGGTCGTTCGCCGCTCGGATGGCGGAGGCGTGGTTCGCCGTAAATCAGCGGAGCGAGGTCGATCTCCTCCTCGTCGCGGATCCGGCCGGCGATTCGCATACCGTGACGATCACGTTCGGCGGTTCGGGGGCGGGCGGTCCGGTCGCGTTCTACATCGGCGGCGACCGATACGTCGTCCAGACCACCGACGACAACAACGCGAACGCGGCCGCGCTCGAGGCCGTCATCGACGCCGATCCGAATAGCCTCGTCACGGCGAGCTCGGCGCTCGCGGTCGTCACGCTCACGGCGAAGCACGTCGGAGCGTCGGGCGCGCAGATCGACGTCCGGCACAGCCACCTACGAGGGGAGCGGCTCCCGAACGGCCTCACGGCGACGGTCGCCGTTACCCAGGTGGGCGGCGGGCAGCCTACGCTCGCGACGGCTCTCGCTTCGATGGGTTCGACGCAATATGACATCATCGCGCATTGCTTCGGCCTCTCGGTGGCCCCGCTCGGAGAGCTCGACGTCGAGCTCGCCGCGCGCGACGACGCGACGGTCGCGAATTCGGGGCTCGCGTTCTCCGGTATCACGTCGACGACCGCGAGCGGCCTCGCCGTCGTCGGCGACGCCTACAATTCGCGTTACCTCGTGTCGCTCGGAGCCGAACCGTTCCCGGGCGTGATGTTCCTTCGGACGACGTCGATCGCGGCGCTCGTGGCTCGCTACGGCTCGGCCGATCCTGGCCGGCCGTTTCAGACCCTCGAGCTCCCCGGGTTCTCGCCCGCCGAGGAGGACCGCTTTACCGACGCGGAGCGCGACCTCCTCCTGCATGACGGGATTTCGACCGTCAAGCACGACCGGAGCGGGAAGACCCGAATCGAACGCCTGATTACGATGTACCAAGAGAACGACGCCGGGGCGCCGTCGGACGCGTTCCTCGACGTGAATCTCGTCCTCCTGCTTTCGTTCTTCCGGAAGGCATGGCCCGATCGGGTGGCGACGCGGTTCCCGCGGCACAAGCTCGCGGCCGACGGGGGCACGCCGCCCGCGCCCGGCTCCGCGCTCGTGACGCCGACCGTCTACAAGGCCGAGGCGGTCGCGTTCTATCAGGAGCTCGTCGACGCGGGACTCTGCGAGGACGCGCCCGGGTTCGCCGCGAATTCGACGTTCGAGATCAACGGATCGGATCCGAACCGGCTCGACGTCGTCCTCGCTCCCAATTTCGTGAATCAGCTTCGCGTGAGCGCGACGCTCGTGCAGTTCCGGCTCTAGCGAGCTCGGACGAACAGGAGGGCTAGCCGATGGGTGCGCCGCAGAATGGAGTCGTCTCGCTTCGGTCGGGGGGCGACGTGATCCGGGTCAAGGGACCCGTTAGCTACTCGCTCGGCGGGAAGATGCGCGAGGAGGTCATGGGGCAGACCGGCGTCCTCGGGTTCAAGGTCGTTCCCGCGCCGCCGTTCGTCGAGTTCGCGTCGATGGACGCCGCGGACGTCGACCTCGAGGCATTGCAGGGCGTGGTCGATACGACGATCACGCTCCAACTCGAGAACGGGAAAACGATCGTCCTCGAGCGCGCGTCGTTCACCGGGGCGCTCGAGGCGTCGACCGAGGAGGGCGAGTTTACGGCCCGTTTCGTCGGCATGTCGGGGCGTGAAATCTAGTGGCCGGCGATCGAGACTCCCGCGAGATCGTTCGGACGCTCAAGCTCCGGAAGCCTATCCACTACGCCGGCGAATCCCTCGAGGTCCTCGAGTTCGTCGAGCCCGACGCCGGGATGATGATCGGACTCGAGCGCGTGCGCGACGATAACGCCGCGCTCGCGTCCGGCGTCAAGGCGAAGGGCCGGAAGTGGACGAGCCCGACGGCCTACATGGTCGAATACTGCACCGGCGTCGACACGAGCTCGCTCGCGACGATGGCGTTCGCGGATTTCAACGCGGCGACCGAGATCGTCGCCGACTTGACCGGCGTCGAGATCGACGACGACGACCAGGGCGACGGCGAGCTCGACGAGGCCGATTGACCGGCGGAGACGCCGGCCGGTTCGACTGATCGAGTGGAGCTCGCCGCCCTGGCTCGAGGACGCCCTCGGGACCCTGGCGCTCGTCTACTCGTGGCCGCCGCGTGAGCTCCACCGGCTCACGCTGCGGGATCTCCAACGGTGGGAGCGGCAGGCGCGACGGGTCCTCGAGGCTCGAGCTCGAGGCGCGGAGGTGTGAACGATGGCGAGAGGCGAGGAGCGACTGAAGCTCGTCCTTGACGCGATCGACAAGACCGCCGCGCCTATCCGGGCCGTGAACCGCCGAATAGAACGCATGACGCGACCCGTCCGGAAGGTTCGGAACGCGCTCGCGTCGCTCGCTCGAGAGGCGAAGCTCGACAAGCTCGGCCGCGGCGTCCTCTCGCTCGGGAAGAAACTCGGCAAGGCCGCCGCCGCCGCGACGGCGTTCGTCGCCGTGGGGCTGGGGGTCGCGCTCGGACGTGCCGCCTCGGGAGGACTCCAGGCCGCCGCGGCCTATGAGTCGCTCGGGGTCCGCCTCAAGGTCCTGACGGGGAACCTCGAGGGCGCCCGCGAGGTCCTCGAGGGTGTCGACCGGCTCGCCACGCGGACGCCGTTCTCGCTCGAGGAGCTCGGGAACACGGCCGCGTCGATGGCCGTCATTTTCAAGGGGAACACGGACAGGGTCGCGGAGTTCACCTCGATCGCGTCCGACCTCGCCGCCGCCTACGGGAAGCCCGTCGAGCAGATCGGCGAGAACCTGCAACGCGCTTTCTCGGCCGGCCTCGGCTCCGCGGACGTCCTCCGCGAAGCGGGGATCTCGGCCGAAATCATGCGGATCACCGGGGCGTCGAAGGTGTCCGAGGTGTCCGCCGGGCAGCTTGCCGCGGCTCTCCGCCGCATGACGCGCGAGGGCGGTCCCGCGTTCGGGGCCGCGGCCGAGCAAGCGGAGACGCTCGCCGGTTCGATCTCGAACGCTCAAATCGCGCTCGGCAACGTGCAGCGGTCGCTCGGACAGGCGCTCGCGCCCATTGTGAACGACGTCCTCCTGAATCGGGCGATTCCCGCGTTCGAGCGAATGCAACGGCTGATCGACCGGAACCGCGAAGCGATCGGCGAGGGGCTCCGAAACGCAATGGAGCGGCTCCGCGCTATTTGGGGCCAGCTTTCCGCCGGGTTCGCGAAGGGGTGGGCCAGCGTCCGCGGACTCTCGCAGGGATCGGGCGACCTCTCGGCCACGTTCTCGAGACTCTCCGAGGTCGTCGTCGAGCTATTCGACAAGATGGGCGGTTGGGAGACGGTCGGAAAGGCGGTCGGCGTCGTGTTCGGGTTCCTGGCGAACACGCTCGAGGCCGTCGGCTCCGGGATCTCGATCGTCCTCGAGCTCGTGAACAAACTAACGCCCGCGCTCTCACGCGTCGGCGAGTTCCTCGGACCGATCGCGGAGAAGGCCGTCGCGCTCTACGGCGAAACGCTCGGGGGCGTCCTGGCGTCCGAAGGGGCCGTCTCGCAGACCGCCGCCAACGTGGGAGGCCGGATCGCGATCGAGCTCGACGACCGCCGAGCTCGCGTCGTGCAGGCCGAAACGTCCGACCCGGGCCTCGAGCTCGACCTCGCCGGCGGCGAGGCTCTCGGTCCGGCGTAGGGGGCTCCGATGGCCGAGGGATGGGAAACACGACGCCGCGAGGCGCGGCTCGGAGACGTCGAGCTCGCGATCCTCGAGGCGACCTCGACCGGCGGTCGCCGGATCGACGTCCATCAGTATTTCGGGCGCGACACGCCCTACGCCGAAGACCTCGGCCGCTCCGCGCGGACGTTTTCGGTCCGGGCGATCGTTCTCGGCGAGGACCACGATCTCGCGGCCTCCCGGCTCCGGAAGCTCCTCGAGCGCGCCGGGCCTCACGAGCTCACGCTCCCCCACCTCGAGCCGATCGCCGTCGCCGTGACCGATTTCCGGATCTCGGAGCCGGCCGGCGAGGCGCGGAATCACCGAGTCGAGTTCTCCGCCGTCGAGGCCGGACACCCGGCCATTCCGAACGCCCGCCCGGACACCGGGGGGCGCGTCGAGACGTTCGTCGGAGAGGCCCTCGACGCGCTCGAGGGATGGTTCGCCGACGCGTTCGAGATCGGCGGCCAGGCGCAGGCGACCATCGACGCAGGCGTCGCCGTGGCGAACGAGGCCGCCGCGGCGATCCGCGGGGCGCTCGACGAGCTCCAGGCCGTGACCGAGCTCGCGGACGAGCTCGACGACGTCGTCCGGCAGGTCCAGACCCTCGAGGACACGATCGCGGGGACGATCGTCGACGCGGCCGTCGGCGTCGCGCAGATTCGGCGGACGTTCGAGTCGATCGCGGCCCTCCCGTTGGCTCCGCTGGCCGTGTATCGCTCGCTCGCTTCGGTCGCGGAGTTCGGGGCGACCCTCGTCGATCCCGGGAACCAGACCGTCGCCCGGCGACTGCAAAAGGAAAATCAGGACGCCCTCGTCGGCGTGATCCGGCGACTCGCCGCCGTCGAGAGGGCGAACGTCTCGAGGCGGATCGAGTTCGTGAGCTCGACGCAGGCCGCCGAGATCCGCGACGAGCTCGCGGCCGAGCTCGCGGCCGCAATCGAGGCCGCCTCCGATGCGAACGCCGACGATCAAGTGTCCCGGCTCCGCGCCACGCGCGCCGCGATGATTCGGGACATTGACACCCGCTCGGCCCGCCTCCCGGCTCGCGTCTCTCTCACGCTCTCGAATTCGGAGCCCGTCCTCGCCCTGGCCCAACGGCTCTACGGGGACGCCGGGCGCGAGCTCGAGATCGTCTCGAGGAACCGCGGCGTCATTCGGAACCCGGGCCGCGTCGACTTCGGGACGGTCCTCGAGGTTCTCTCCGAGTGACCGAGCGAATCGAGATCGCCGTCGGTGGGCAGCTTCTCGAGGGGTGGGCGTCGCTCTCCGTCTCGAGACGGATCGACGCGCTCGCGGGATCGTTTCGGTTCGAGTTCGCCGAGATCGAGCCCGGCGACCCGATCGCGCGCGCAATCCAGCGCGGCGACGTCGCCCGGATCCTCCTCGACGGCCAGGAGCTCGTGACGGGGGCGATCGAGGAGCTCGAGCGCTTCTATGATGCGAGCTCGAACCGCGTCGCCGCCGGCGGCCGGTCGATCGTCGCCGATCTCATCGACTCGAGCGCGATTCACGAGCCGGGCGAATGGACCGGCGCGAAGGTCGCGACGATCGTCGGGCAGCTACTCGAGCCCTATCCGCTGATCCGCTTCCGGTCCGACCTCTCGGACCCGGCCGGCGGTTCTATCTCGAAATTCGCCCTACAGACCGGCGAGAGCGTGTTCTCGGCGATCGACCGGCTCGCCCGGTTCCGAGGGCTCCTCCCGCGCGACGATGGGGGAAACGGGGTCTACTTCGACCGACCCGGGAGCTCGAGGAGCCCCGTCTCGATCACTCGAGGCGCGAATATTCTCTCGGCGAGCGTCCGCGAGAGCGAGTCGGGTCGGTTCTCCCGGTACATCGCCCACGGGCAGGCGATCGGCGCCGCGGCGTGGGACACGGCCGGCCCGGGGCAGACTCTCCGGGCGGAGGCGTTCGATCCGGGGATCCGCCGAGCTCGGACGCTCGTCGTCCTCTCGGAGAGCGCGCTCGGACAGTCGGACCTCGAGACGCGGGTCGCGTTCGAGGCGTCGGGGCGCTCCGCTCGAGCGTACCGTGTGACCTACGGCCTCCAGGGATGGACCCTCGGCGGTCATGTGTGGCAACCCGGCGAGCTCGTTCCCGTGTTCGACGAGGTTCTCGGGATCGGAAACGCGAACGGGAGCCCGGTCGATATGCTCCTCTCCGGCGTGCAGTTCCAAGCCTCGAGCGCGGGCGGTCGCGTCGCGCAGGTCGAGCTCGTCCGCCCTGGCGCATTCACGCCGGAACCAGTCCCGGAGCCGCCGGAGACGGGTCCGGAACTATGGTGAGCGTCGAGGACCTTCGGAAACTCTGGACCCGGCTCCGCCTCCTGGCCGGCCGCTATCGCGTCGTCGCCGCGGAGGAGAGCGGGGGAGTCGTCGAGCTCACGCTCGAGGGGTTCCTCGGCGAGCTCCGGACCGGCGTCCGGCACCTCGAACCCTTCGGGCTCGCCGTCCAGGCCGCGGCCATCCCGGCCGATTCGGAATGCCTCGGGATCGCCGAGCTCGCGGACCGAGGAAACCTCGTCGCGATCGGCGTGCAGGATCGAACGACCCGGCCGGTCCTGGCCGCCGGCGACGTCGCGCTCTACAACGCGACGCGCGTGTTCCTTCGGTTCGTCGACGTAAACGACGAGGTCGGCCTAACCGCCGCGTCCGTCGATGTTGCCGCCGACGCCGGGAACGTCGAAATCTCGGCGACTGATACGGTCGCGATTCTCTCCGAGGACGTCGTCGCCCTGGCGAGCGGGAACGTAACGGTCATTGCGACGGGGACGGTCGCGATCACGGGGGCGACGGTGACGATTAACGGGGTCAATTTCTCGACCCACACACACACGATCCCGGCCGGCACCGACGCGGCGGGCGGCGTGTCGGGGGTTCCGGCGTGAGCGATTTCGTTCTCGCGGCAGGCATGGACGGGATCGAGGTCGCGGGCGATCTCGAGATCGTTCCCGGCACGAACGGCGGACCGGGGCGCTACGCCGAGACGGAAGGACTCGAGACGGCGATCCGTCTCTCGCTATTCACGAACGCCCGCGCCCAGGACGGCGACGAGCTCCCGGAAGGCGAGGGCGCGTTCGGCGAGGACCTCGGCGGGTGGTGGGGCGACACGTTCCTCGAGACGGGGAGCTCGCTCGGCTCCCGGCTCTGGCTCCTCCGCCGCGAGAAACTCACAGCGGCGACGCGCCAGCGCGCCCGCGACTACGCCCTCGAGGCGCTGCAATGGCTGATCGACGACCGGATCGCGTCCGACGTCGAGATCGAGACGGCCGTCCCCGAGCGGGGATGCCTCGAGCTCTCGGTCGTGATCGTTCGCGAAGGCGAGACGCCGACGCGGTTCCAGTATCTATGGGAGGGGTTCTAGGATGGCGATCGTTCGTCCGACTCTCGGCGACCTCCGCGAGCAGGTTCGCGGCGATGCCGACGCGATCCTCGGCGGGATCGACGCGCGCCTCGAGCGAGGGCTCCTCGAGGTCCTGCTAATGGCGCAGGTCGGGGCGATTCACGAAGCCTACGGCTACCTCCAGGCGCTCGCCGACGATCTATTTCCCGATACGGCCTCGAGCTCGGCGCTCGACCGATGGGCCGGCCTCTTCGGGCTCTCGAGGGGCGGCGCGACGTTCGCTCAAGGGTGGATCGGCGGCAGCGGGGCGGACCCGATCGGCCTCGTGCCCGACGGGACCGTGTTCCGCCGGGCGGACGGCGTCGAGTATGAGCGGATCGCGACGGGGAACCTCCCGGACGGCTCTCCGATCACGCCCACCGCCGGCGAGCCGATCGACTGGACCCTGATCGGAGAGACGGGGACCGGCTACGCGTACCCCGTCCGAGCTCTCGAGCCCGGCGCCGACGGGAACCTCGCCGACGGGGCGAGCGTCTCGCTCGTCTCGCCGATCGCGAACGTCCCGACGACTATGGAAGTTCTCACGACGGGGATCGCCGGCGCGGTCGACGCGCAAAGCGACGACGCCCTCCGCGCGCTCCTCCTGGCCCGGATCCAGGCGCCGCCGCAGGGCGGAACCGCCGCCGACTACGAGCGATGGGTCCTCGAGAGCGCGACCGACGACGATCCGCTGACGCGCGCGTTCGTGTTCGAGCCGACGCCCGGCGACAACGTCGTGACCGTCTACGCCGTCGACGACGGCGGCGGATTCCCCTCCGCGAATCCCCCGACGCCGACCGCGCAGGCTCTCACGAACGCCCGCGTCTACGTCGACGCCCGAAAACCGCTCTCCTCGAGGCGGACGATCATCGCGCCGACGCTCGTCGCCCTGAATCTCACCCTCTCGATCGCGGAGCCCGCGGCCGAGATCGTCTCGGCGATCGAGAACGAGATCGACGGTTTCCTGATCGACAATCACGTCCCGGCGGCCGACGTCCCGCTCTCGCTCCTCCAGGCCGCTATCAATGCCGCGGCCGGCTCGATCGACGTCTCGATCACGAGCCCCGCCTCGAACCCGAACCCGGGCGCCGCCTCGCTCTACTACCGCGGCGCGATCACATGGACCTAGCCTAGTGTCGGATCACAACGAGGACGCGATCCTCGCCTCGCTCCTGGCGCTCCTCCCGCCCGGCGAAGCGCTGACGCCCGATTTCGAGAGCGAGCTCGCGAAGGTTCTCCGCGTCACGGCCCGGTCGATCGACCGCCTCGAGCAACTCGCCGAGTTCGTCGTCGAGGACGCCGACCCTCGAGTGACGACGACGTTCCTCGAAGATTGGGAGCGGCTCCTCGGCCTCCCCGAGTGCGGCGACCTCGCCGAGTCGACGGCGGAGCGGCGCGCGGCCGTCGTCGAGAAATACACTCGAGCGGGCGACCTCACGTCGGCGAGTCTGATCGAAGCGGCCGCGACGATCGGGTTCGAGATCACGATCGCCGACGGGTTCGCGAACCCGGACGAGCACTATTTCGACGTGACGGTCGTCGGGGCGGCCCTCCCGATCACCTACTTTCGAGCGAGCGAGTCACGGTCCGGCGACTCGCTCGGGACGTTCGGCGACGATCGCCTGACGTGCCTCCTCGACGCGCGGAAGCCCGCGCACGTTCACTACCGGCTCACGCTCCCCTAGGAGATCGGATCGAATGGAAAGAATCGACGACCCGAGCAACGAACCGACGCAGCCCGCCGTCCTCTCGACGGTGTCGCCGGGATTCTTTCGGCGCCCGAGCGCGCTCCTCGGGAATCAGGGGACCATCGTCACGGCCGACTGGCTCAACAACGTGCAGGAGGAGCTCTATTCGGTCGCGACGCTTAACTCCGTCGCCGCCGACAAGGCGAGCAACTCCCAGCTAGCCGCGGGGATCCTCTTCCTCGCCGGCCTCGTCTCCGCGAACGACGTCGCCGCGCACGCCGACGACCTCTCGAGCGAATCGTTCGCGGGTCATATTGAGGTCGCGACCGAGGGCGAGGTCGCGAACCTGACGAACAACGCGCGCGCCATGACGCCGCATAACCTGACGGACGCGTTCCCGACCGGGCTCGGCTCCGGCAGCGTTTCCGGAATCACGTCGATCGCCGTGGACGCCGACTTTTACTCGCGATGGCTCCAGCTTCCGACGAGCTCGGGGAACCGCCTGACCCTGCAATGGGGGATCTCGCAGCGGGTGAGCCAGAATCACACCGGCGCCAACGCGACCGTTTTCCCGATCCCGTGGGTCGACCTCGACGACGTCGTTTTCCTCCAGGCCAATTGGAACGACGCGGCGGCGTTCCCGTTCGGCTACACGCGCGGATTCTCAAACTTCGGGGTCAACCTAGCGAATCTGGCGACGAACGATTTCGAGCACTCGCTCTCGAACGTGACCTACCGGATCCATTGGGCCGCGATCGGCGTTTGCGCGCAGCAGTAGGCGAGGGGGCGGAACTTGTCGGACGGAGACGCGAACGACCTCGCCACGGCGCGAGCGATCGGGAACCTTGAGGGGACATTGACCGGGATCGCGTCGACGCTCGTCGCGCTCGACGTGAAGGTCGATCAATCCATGAGCGAGGGTCGCGACGCGACGCTCCGGATCGAGAACAGGCTCGGCGCCGTCGAGGTTGAAGTGACGGCGCTAGGCGTGAAGGTCGACGGCCAGGGCGACGAGCTCCACGCGCACGCGCTCCACGACGACGAGCGATTCGCGGACGCGAAGAAACGCGACGGGCGCCAGGACCGGCAACTCGCGACGCTCGCGTCGAAAATGTGGGATCTCGCGATCAAGGTCGCGGCGATCGGCGGGGGCGGATACTTCGCCGCGTCTCAAACGGGGATAATTCCATGACGGCTCTCGTCGGCAATCGACACCCGCTCGAGCTCCTCGGCGGCCTCGTCGAGTTCAAGCACCCGACGCCGTGGGAGTGGTTCGCCATCCCCGGAAACGTCGAGCTCCTCGAGGCCCTCGCCATGACGAAGCCCGAGACGGTCGACGGGATCGTCGTCGTCACGTCGACGTGGCGGCCGTTCGACGAGGCGCGCGGGTTCTCCTGGCACAACGCGGGGCGCGCGCTCGACTGGCGGACCGGGATCGTCGGCGACTCTCGAGCTCGGCCCGTCGAGATCGGCGACCGCCCGGGTTCGATCGTCGCTCCGACGCCCGAGCTCGCGCTCGACATTGCCCTCGAGTGGGCCTCGAATCTCCGAGCTCGGCTCGGATCCTGTTACGACGTCGTCCTCGGAGACGCCCGGCACATCGACCACGGGCACGCCGAGAACGACGGGGGCAAACGATCACGCGTCCACTTTGCGAGGTGACTCCATGACCTTTCGACTCCCGACCCGCCGGCAGATCGCCGCGGTTCTTCTCCTGGCCGTCTCGGCGTTCGTCCTCCTGACGTGGTCCCCCGCGACCGCGTTCGCGCAGGACGGCGGCGTCCTCGAGGCTCTCACGAGCAACGGGCCGCCCTGGCTCGTCGCGCTTCCCGCGCTCGTCGTCGCGATCCTCGCCTATGTGATGGCCGTCGTTCCCGACGACAAGATGCCGCCCGCCGTCGCCGCGATCCTCAACGCGATTGCGGGCAATTTCGGCGCCGCTCGAAACGATCCGGCCAGGAACACGGCGGCTACGCCCCTCCTCCCGATCGGCATCGACGACGACGACGCGGGGCGGTCGTGACGTGTGGGAGCTCGTCGCCGGAGGTGTCGCGCTCGTCCTGGCGCTCGTGTTCGGTTTCGTCCGGAGGAACGACGGACGGACGGGAATCGCCGCCGAGGCGAAACTCGAGGACCGCGACGCGGCGCTCGAGGTCGCGGCGGAGCGTGAGGCTCGGCATCGTCGCCCCGTTCCTGGCCGCTCTCAGCTTCGCGACGCCGCTCGCCGGATGCGCGAAGCCCGCGCCCGTCGTCGTCAATAGCTGCGAGATCCCGGAACCGTCCGACGAGGCTCTCCTCGAGCTCGAGGGCGAGACGTTCGCCGACGACTATCCCGGGGCCGAGCGATGGGTCGCCGACGTGTTCCGCGCGGCCGGATGGAGTGAATAGCGATGGCTCGCACACTGAAAGAGCGATGGACGGAGAGCCCGGGGCAGCAGGTCCTCGAGCAATTTCTGCACCTCGCCGGCCTCGGAGCTCCGCCGGTCGCGATCGTTCTCGGGTTCTCGGCGTGGGGGTTCCCATTCTGGGAGGTCGCGGGCGGCGCGGCGGCCGCTTTCTGGCTCGGCGGAGCTCGCGAGCTCGTCGACGGGTGGCCGATCGAGTCATGGGGCGACGCGCTCGTCGACTGGCTCGCGATCACACTCGGCGGCGCCCTGGCCGGCCTCGCGTTCGCCCTGGCGCTCTGACGTGCCCGAGCTCCCCCGCGTTCTCCCGTTCGACGTCCCGGGCCTCGCCTACTGGCGAGACGCTCGGGACGTCCTCCCGTCCCGATGGGGCGCCGCTCTCGACGTCCTACAGGTAACGGTGATGGAGTGGGCCAGGGCGACCGGGACGCGCGAATGGTGCGGCCAGGACCCGGAGACGCAGGCCGAAATCGCCGCGCGCCTCGAGCTCTGGCTCGAGGACAATCCCGGCGGCACGCTCGAGGAATTCGAGGCGACCGGCCTCGCCGCCGTCGATGCCGTGTGCCAGGACCCGCGGCGTCCGATCCTCCGGCTCGTCGGCACTCGAGGCGCTCGGGGCGCCGTGACCGGCGGCGCGATTTTCCAGAACGTCGAGGTCCTCGAGGACACGGCCGAACGCCTCGCGATCCGCTTGGTTCCCGTGATGGGCGTCCGGCTCCGGCGCCCTGGCCCGGCGCCTCGAGCGTGGGGGCTCGCGGCGGAGTGGTTCCTCGCGAATCCGATCCCGCTCGAGGACGGCCGCGAGCTCCGCGTCGTCGAGCTCGATTTCCCGACGACTCGCTCGACGTCCTACGGCCTCGAGCATGGCGAGGTGATGCGCGAGCTCTGGGATCGCGTCGCTCTCGTGGCCGACGAGGAGGTCGCCGACGGCGACGTCCCGACGCGCGTCCGGTCGATTAACTTCCGTCGCGAGGGCGACGCCCCGCGTCCGATCCGGCTCCGCGAGCGAGCTCGACCGCGGCCGCCGCTGCCGGGACGTCCTCCCGAGCTCCGTCGATAGGGGGCGCGCGTGCCGATCGTCTCCGCGCGTCCGCGAACCGACTACGTCGGGCAGGGATTCAATACAGCGCAATCGACCGCGAGCTCGTTCTCCGGCACGCTCGGACAGTACGGGAGCGGGTTCGACACGAAATCGGGGCAGTTCACGAACCCCCGCCAGTTCCTCGCGCATTTCGAGATCGAGGTCCCGGCCGGCGTCACGATCCAGGGCGTGCGCGTCACGCTGCGCCACGGCTCCGCGAATTCCAACACGTCGCAGATTCTCCGAATGGGGCCGATGGCTCGAGATGGCCTATGGAACGCCGGCGGCGACGGGTGGGCGACCTCGAACTACCCGCTACAAAGCTCGATCCCCCACCCGGTCGAGCAGCGATTCGCACCGAACCGTTATGTCGATATGGCGCGATGGCACGAGCCCGTCGCCGGCTACGTCGACACGACCCAGGGGATCTACGGCTCGGGTGTGTTCTTCTCCCAGGGCGACGGCTCGCTCGCGGTCGACGAGGACCTCCCCGGCCTCGTTTCGCTGATTCAAGCGTTTCTCGACGATACGGTGCAGGCCGACCGGGACGTGACGGGCAGCGGGACCGCGCTCTCGATTCTCCTCGCGTGGACCGGCTCGCCGAACCGTGTCGGGACCGGGCAACTCCAAGGGCTCCGAACGGTCGACCAAACGACCGAATCGAACCGCCCTCTCCTCGAGATCGAATTCGAGGACCCTAACCTCGCGCCTAGCGTCTCGATCACCTCTCCCGCGGACGGGGCGCAACTCCCCGCGGTCGAGGCCGTGACGCTCTCGGCGGTCGCGTCCGACCCGGAGGACGGGGACCTATCGGCCTCGGTCGAGTGGGTTTCCGACCTCTCCGGGAGTCTCGGGTCGGGCGCGACTCTCGAGCTCGCGCTCGAGGAGGGGACGCACACGATCACGGCGTCGATCACCGACTCCGGCGGCCTCGAGACGACGGACGAGATCACGCTCGAGATCGTCCCGCGCTCGCGCGTCCGAATGCGGACGAGCTCGTTCCCCGCCGTCGAGGGGCTCGGCGACGAGCTCGGCGACGAAGCGCTGACGATTCCGGCCGTCCGAATGCGGCCGACGACTACCACGGCCACGGCCTCGAGCTCGAGCTCGGAGCCGGCGGCCAGGGCGACGACGAGCTCGAGCTCGGCCGTCGACGGAAAGGGCTCTCCGACGTGAGCGATTGCGAAACCGACCCGATCGAGTGGGGGCTGCACCGCGACGACGCGATCTATCTATGGGCGCCGCTCGACGTCGGCGTCGTGCCGAACGTCGTCCTCGGCGCCGCGACCGTGACGGCGATCCTCCTCGACCGATCGAAGGACACGGCCCTCGACGCCGACGAGGCCGGCGGGCAAACCGTGATCTCGGTCGCGAGCGCTCGGCGGATCGAGGTCGGCGACGTCGTCCGGATCGAGCTCGACGACCGGACCGTCGACGAGCGCACGGTCGACGCGGTCGACACCCGCGCCGGGACGATCGACCTCGACGCGGGGCTGACGTCCGCCGCCCGGAAGGGCGCCGCCGTCTCCGTCAAGGTCGGCCCGACGATCGCCCTCGCCCTCTTCGGGACGCCGTCGACGACGTCGCTCGACTCGTGGGGCTACGTCGGCGAGAAACCCCACGATCACGCCGGCGTGAAGCGCGATCACGAGCTCCGCGTCGAGGTGACGGCCGTCGAGGGCTCCCGAGTCGGGTTCTCCTCGTTCGACGTCGTCGTGCGGGCGCCAGGGGGCGCCTAGGATGCCCGACGACGCTCCCGCCCCCGGAACCCTCGCCGAGCTCGCCGCGGCGCTCTCCGAGTGTCCTCCGCCGCCTCCGGAGCGCGTGATCCTCCGCCAGCTAGGCTGGCAGGTCGACCTCGAGCTCCCGAGCTCGTGGGAGGCCGGCGACCGCCTCGAGCTCGTCCTCGAGCCCGGCGTGATCGTCCCCGAACCCGGCGCGGACCTCGAGGGGTTCGCGTGGGGCCACTGTTCCCTCGCCACTGGCCGCACCGCCCGCCAGGACGAGACGAGCGCGTCGGTCGAGCTCTCGAGCTCGCCCGGATGCGTTCCCGCGCCGGAGGCCCCTAGCGGGGCGCTCCTGGCCGCCGGCCTCGTGGGGCTCGCTCTCGTAGCGGGCCGCCGACGAGGACCTCGAGCGATCCCCGTCCGGCCATAGACCGGGCGAGCTCCTCGTCGGTCGGGACGTCGATCGGCTCGAGCTCGCGCGCCTCGAGCTCGTGGACGAGCCGCCTCGAGTCGGCGTCGTGTAGGTGATCGTCGCCCCAAAGCGCGAAGCCCTCGAACGGACCCGAGAGGTGTCCGGCGTCGATGTGATCGAGCACGCGAACGAGCTCGAGGTCGACGAGCGGCTCCTCGAGGCGAACGATCGCCCGCCGGTCGGTGTGTCCCGCGACGAGGGCGCCGGCCTCCCGGACGAGCCGGAGTCGGTGCCGCCACTGGCCGCCGCTCGCGATCACGACTCGCCTACGCATCGCGGAGGACCTCCGCGTCGACGGCGAGATCGCGCGCCGCCGCGAGGTTCCCCGCCGCGGCCTCGTCGACGGCCGCATAGAGCGACGCGCGGATCGCCGCGAGCTCCGCTCGAGCTCGGACGCTCTCGCTCCAAACCTTCGCGACCCGCCACAGGGCGACCGCGTAGAAGGGCCACACGGGCAGGCCGAGCACGCGGGCCGCGCCCTCGCAGAGTGCGACCGCCGCCAGGGCGACGACCGCCCCCGCGATCGAGTCGAGTGTTTCGTTCGTCATCGTTCGAGCCCTCTCCGTTCGAGCCGCTCATAGTGCGGCCCGTGTTTCGCGGGATCGCAGCGATAGGTCGCGTTCCCGACGTCGTCCTCCTCGAGCTCGAGCTCGCCGCATATCCGGCACTCGAGCACCCGGCGCCACGCGCCCGGCTCTCCTGGCTCCTCGACCCGCCAGTGACGGAGCCCCCGACGGTCGAGGAGCTCCTCGACGAGCTCCGTCTCCGCCGCGATCCGCCCGTCGGCCAGGAGAACGACGCGGTCGTCCTCGAGGTTCCCGAGGAACGGTCCGAGGAGGTTCTCCGTCGTGAGCTCGAACCCGGGGACCGGGCCGCTCACTTCGCCCGCCTCGCCGCGCGCAGGAGCGCGCCCCGCACGAATTCGGAGAGCCCCTCGCCTCGCGCGTCGGCCGCCGCCTCAATTCGTGCCCGTTCCGCGGCCGTGAACCGCGTTCGGATCGTCTCGGTCCTGGCGAGCTCGCCTTTCGGCTGGCCGCCTCGGGGTCGTTTCGTCGTCGTCATGGGTAGGGGCCTCCTCGTCCCCCGTGGCACACTGTACCGCAACGAATCGGGTCGGGGGTTCGTTTTCTGTAGCAGGACGAACCTCAAGTTCCGTTGACGGCTTCCGATACGTTGTGCCACAGTGAAGGGGTCGCAACGAAGCGACCCCGAAACGGAGCCCGCCAACATGTCCCACCTTCGCTACCTCGGAAACGCCCTCGAGATCGCCCGCCGCGTCGGCGCGAACGTCGACGCCGTCGACGGGATCCTCGCCGGGATCCCCGTCTACGAGAACCCCCGACTCCGCCGCACGTTCGGCCGAGCCCGCCGGATCCTCAACCGGGACGAGCGGACGCTCCGGTTCTCGATCGAGCTCCACTCGGCCGTGATGGCCGACGCCGAGGAGCTCCTCGACACGTTCGCCCATGAGCTCGCGCACGTCGGCGAGTGGAACGACGGCCACGGCCGGAAGTGGGCCGCCCTGGCTCGCCGCCTCGGCGGCACGGGCAAGGCCACCGCGACCCGCGAGCAGTCGAAGCGGATCGGGATCCCGGAGCGGCAGCGACGCGCCCGACGGATCGTCGCGACGTGCGAGCGCTGCGGCCTCGAGCTCTGGCGAGCTCGCGCTCTCCCGTCCGGCCGGGTCTACTCGCACCGCGGTTGCGGCGGCCGGTTCGAGAGCCGGTAGGGGGGCGCCATGACGACTCGATTCCACTTCGCCGGCGTCAATTCCGCCACCCTCGCCGCGGCGACCGAAGGGCTCCCCGTCCTCGTCACGTTCGCGGACGTCCTCGAGCGGCCCGGAGTCTGGGAGCGCGAGCTCCGCCCCCGCCTCGAGGCCGGCCTCTACCCCGACGCGATCCTCGACTCGGGAGCGTTCTCCGAGTTCGTCCGCCCTGGCTTCCGGGTGGAGCTCGAGGACTATGTCCGTTTCTGCCAGGAGTTCGGGCACCTCTTCGGGACGATCGTCACGCTCGACGACATTGGGGGCGACCTCGCGCGGACGTGGCGCAATACGGCCCGGCTCCTCGAGGCCGGCGTCGACGTGATCCCCGTCTATCACGGCCGCGAGCCGATCGAGGTCCTCGAGCACTACGTCGCGCGCTTCCCGCGCGTCGGCCTCGGGTTCGCCCGGGACGGCCGGACGATCGGCCGCGACCAGGGCGACGGCCTCGCCCCGACCGAGTGGCTCGAGCGAGCTCTCGACGTGACGGAGCGCGCCGGCGTCGAGGTCCACGGGTTCGGCATGACGCGCTACGCCCGCGAGCTCGGACACGGCCGGCTCTCGACGACCGACTCGACGACGTGGATCGCCGAATACAAGGGGCTCCGCTCCCGGAACGCGACCGCCGCGCACACGATCGGCGCCGGCGACGCGTACCTCCTGACGTGCGGCCTCGGCGACGAGGAGCTCGCCCGGCTCGCGTGCCTCTCCTACGCCGGCCAGGGCGCCGACGACGAGCTCGAGGAGCTCCTCGAGGGCGTGCGGGGGCAGGCTCGGACGTTCCTCCGCCGGTTCTCCGCTCTCGAGCTCGCGACCGCCCTCGAGGCCGTCGAGCGGCGGTTCCGGGTCGAGCGGCCCGGGGCGGTCGATCTCGTGTCGCACGGGTGGGGCTAGCCCGCCGGAGGGACGACGTTCACGAGCTCCCCTCGCCGCGCTCGTCGGGTCCGATCGGCTCGAGATCCTCGAGGCGGACTCCGGTCATCGTCGACCCGTCGCTCGCGCGGATCCGGAGCCGCTTCCGGCCCGGGGCGTGTTCGATCCGCCCCTCGGTCCCCTTCGGCCACTCGACCCCGCCGGTGTTCGCCAGGAACCGGACCGTCCGGACCCGCCACCCGTGGAGCTCGCGGACGAGGCGCGGCCACTCCGGCGACGTGTCGAGCTCGCCCCACCCGTAGAGGTTCACGACGCACGGGAGCGACGCGGCCTCGGCGAAGTAGAGCGCGAGCTCGCCGAACGACTCGAACCCGTCCTCGCGAGCGATGGACGTCGAAACCTCGAGCGGGCAGCGTAGCCACCGGGGACCGGCCGGAGTCGGCTCGAGACGCTCGAGGCCGTGACGGGCGACGCGGAGACGCTCGACCCGCTCGATCGTCACACGGCCGAGCCTGCGGCGTCCTCCGGCGCGATATGGGCCGCAGTAGAGGGCGACCGTCTCGCCGACGCGGATCTCGGCCCCGTCCGCTCTCGGGAGCCGGAGCGTCGTCCGCTTCCGGCCCTCCTCGACGGCCTCCGCGAACCGGGTCGCAATCGAAAGCATTCCGACCCGGCTCACGACTCGGCCTCGGGATCCGGGACGGCCGCGAGCTCGAGCTCGTGGATCTCGCAGGCAACCGCCGCGCGAAGTTCCGCCGCGACCGCCGGCGTCTCGAGGCCGATCGCGGCGAGCATATCGTCGGCCGCGTCCGCTTTCGCGAGCTCCGTCCTCGCCGCCAGGAGCACGCCGAACGCCTCCCGCTGGCCCCACTCGATCGCCCCGCCGACCGCCAGGGCGAGCGCGAGGTCCTCCGGCTCCGACTCGACGAGAAACCTCGCGAGCTCGTCCGCGGTCGTGTCGACCGCCAGGGCGAGAAGGCTCTGCGAAAACTCCATGAGCTCGTCCCAGCCCGACCACGCCGAGAGCGCTTTCCCCGTCGCGAGACTCTCCGCCGCTTTCCGTTGTTCGTCCGTCACGATTTCCCCTCCGGCGGCATGATTCCCCGAGCTCGGAGCTCGTCCGCGTTCGTCGATGTGTAGTTTCCGAGCCCGTGGACGAACCGGACGGCCGGCTCGACGTATTCCGGACCCGCCGCCAGGACGAGGACCGCGCCGGCCTCGTTCGTGGTGGGATCCTCGAGCGTCACGAATCCCACCGGCCGACCGGAGTCGAGGAGGGATCGGACGAGGGCTCGAGCGGCCTCGAGGACGACGTCCTCGGCGCTCCGCTCCTGGCGCTCGCGCTTCGCGCGCTTCCCGCTCATTGGATCGCCCCCGCCAGGAACGCGAGCGTCGCCGCGACTCCGGCCAGGGCCGACGAGATCGGCACGACGAGGCCCCACAGGAGGCCAGGGGCGCGCAAGCTCGAGCTCGAGGGGCTCGGGACGTCTCCGCGTTGGATCGCCGGGAGAGCTCGAGACACGGCCCGCACGCGCTCGAGCCCCACGGCCAGGACGAGGACCGAACCGACCTCGCCCGTGTCCGGGTGCGTGAGCGCGACGAGCTCGAGGCTCGAGTTCCGGGTCGCCGCCCGGTTCGCGAGCTCGCGAGCGGCCGCCACGACCGGCGCCTCCGCCTTCCGGATCGGGTTCGTCGCCTTCCGGCGCTTCGCGCGACTCATTGGATCACCGTCCCGTCGGGCGCTCCGTCGAGCCCGGGTCCCCACATTCGGGCCTCGCCCGTGACGATCCGCGCGGCTCCGACGACAAACACGTTCACGAGGTCCTCGAGGGGGAGGTTCGTCCCCATCCGGATCGCGTGAGGCCCGTTCGGGACCGGCGCGCGGGCGACGATCGCGAGCTCGCCGCCGAGCTCGTCGATAATGGGCGTCGCGAGTCTCAGGATCGCCTCGACGGCCGCCTGTAGAAGCTCGTTCACGACCTCCGGCGCCGGGAGGCGGACGGCCTCGTATCCCGGGAACCGCTCCTCGCAGCGGCGCCGGAGCTCGGCGTCGATCTCGTCCGGATCGAGGCCGCTCGTCGCGAGCTCCTCGAGGCATTCGCGCACGAACGCGGAAAAATCCGCCGCGGTCGGGTCGTCGTGGGTTTCGTCGCTCATTGCTTCCCCTTGGAGAAGTGCCCGGCGTGCGGGCACGTCTCGAAATGCGAGACGAACCTCGCCTCGTCGTTCGGATCGTCCTCGAGTCGCCGCACGACGCCCCCGAACAGGGGGGCGGTCATGGCGTAGACCGTCCGGACGCGTTGGAGAGGGATCACCCGTCCGTCGGGTCCCTCCCGGAATTCGATCGGCATCCCGCACGCTCGGCAGGGCCGCGCCTCGCCCTCGTTCACGCCGGCACCCGAGGACCGATCTCGACGTCGCCGTCCTCCTGGCCGTCGTCGTCCTCGAGCTCGTCGTCGACCTCGATCGGAACCGTGAAGACGTGCGGCCCCCCGTGACCCCCGCGGAGCTCGCACCGATAGGCGAGGCATCCGACGTTGTTCCACGACGGACACGGGGCCTCAAGCTCGGCGACCGCGCCCTGCAACGTCGCGACCTCCTCGGAGAGATCCGCGAGCGTCTCGAGGGCGCGCGCCAGCGTCAGGGAAACCTCGTCCGCCGCCCAGCCCCCCGCCGTCCGATGGGCGCTCGAGAGCGCGCGCAGCGACGCGACGCGATGGTTCGGCGGGAGCGCTTTCCACTCGTGGGGCTCCGGCATGATCGGCCGCCCGTCCTCGCTCCGGATCGGCCACTCGAGACGGTCGGGCATCGTCGGCAGACCGGGAGGGCTCGGGAGAGCTCCCGGCGAGTTCGTGGGGACCGGAGCTCGCGCGCCGTCTGATCGGGGCCGATCGGGCTCGAGGCCGGCGGCGTCGTGAGAGAGGACCGACGCGACGCGCGCCGAGAGGTCCGGACCGAGATCGCGGGGCGGGATCGCATCCCGCTCGAGGCACACGACCGAGTCGGCCAGGGGCGCGGCGTCCGGCGAATAGATCCGCCAGGGCGCGAGGTCGCTCCCGTCTTCGAGGTTCACGAGCTCGAGCTCGAGGGCCATCGCGGCGCGGGTCGCGACGTGCGCGAGGACGAGCTCGCGGCTCGAGGGATCGAAATCCCGCCCGGCGACGAGCTCGAGGAGGTGTCGGAGCGCGGCGTCGACGTGCCGGCGGGAGTCGCCGCCCAGCCAATCGCCCTCGGCGTAGTGCCGATCGCCGTCATACTCGAGAACGCGCGCCATCGCGGCGAGCGCTCGAGGGGGGAGTCGGGAGAGGTTCGCTTTCCGCTTCGCGACGTCGCGGTCGGGGTCATGGGCAGCCATTGGCTCGAGGTCCTCCGATTGAGCGGGGGCCGGCGGCACGCGTCCCGAAAACCGCCGCCCCCCGCTCGGGTGTGGAGCTCCGGACCGTCCGGAGCCCCAGGGAAATCAGTCGTCGCCCGGGTCGGGCACTCCGCCCCACGAGCCCGGGTCGCTCGGTCGGGCGCCCTGGCCGACCGCGACGGCCGACGTCGTCTCGCATCCGACGCCGACGAGGAACGGCCACCCGAGCTCGGACTCGACGAACGCCGCGAGATCGTCCGCCGCCCTCGAGAGCGTCGTCTCGAGCTCGGGGAACGAGACGGCGACCGTCAGGCCCTCGCGCGGATCGGCCTCGACGTCGAGGAGGACCCGGACCGAATAGGTCGCCTCCTGTCCGTGGACGTCCTCCGGGTGATCCTCGCCGGCGTAGGAGACGCCGACATAGACCGGGATCTCGAGCTCGAGCTCGCTCGGGAGGTCCGTCGTCAGGGCGACGTCGCCGCCCTGGCCGGTCACGCGGACGAGGCCGTTCGGGGCGAGCTCGCACTCGAGGGACGCGTTCGCGGAGACGCGGACCGTCGCCAGGGCGCCGAGGAGGTGACTCGCCGCCTCGGGCCTCGCGAGCGCGTGGCCGTAGGCTCGCAGGAACGCGAATAGCTTTCGCTGCGGGATCCGGCCGGCGAGCGCGAGGTGCGTCCACGCCCGAAACGTCGGATCGAGCGGGACGAAACACGTCACGCGGTCGCCCTCGAGCCGACGAGGGTCGGGCCGCGCGGCGATCTCGGCGGAGCGGTTCACGACTTGCTCGAGGTTCTCCGGGAGGAGTGCGAGGACGCTCGCGCGCTCCGGATACTGGCTCCATCGTCGAAGCCAGCGAACGAACGAGCGGAGCGTCGCGAACGTGTGGCGGTGCGCGAGCTCGCGCGGGCCGACGTGGCGCTCGGTCGTCCATTCATGCTCGCCGGTTCGGACGAGCGCGACGACGCCGTCGCCGTCGGGCGCGTCCTCGCAAACGAGGACCGGGTTCGGGTCGTGGGAGTCGGCGGCGACAATCATCGCGCCGGGGATCGGGGTTGGTTCCGTTTCGTCACTCATGGCTGGGAGTCTCCTCGCCGTTCGAGGCCGCAGCGAAGGGCGTCACGATGCCGCCCGCGCCCTGGCCGGGGAATGCGTCTACCTGTTCGGGCTCACGCTTGAGCACGACGAGCGCGCCGTCCTCGAGGTGTGCCGCCTGCGCCGCCTTGTGGCGCTTCGGTCGCTTGAGCTCGGCGCCCGACACGATCACGACCGACTCGGGGTCGCCGCCGATCGCGGGCCGGTGACGGATCTCGATCTCGGCCGTGATCCGCATCGTCCGAGTTCCATCGGCGGCGGAGACGTAGGCGTCGGCCGTTTCCATGATGCCGACGACCTCGCCTAGCAATTCCTGAAACCGTCCCTCGAGCGCTCCGTTCGAGACGCTCTCGAGTGTTAGGTCGACGAGCCCGAGGCTCGCTCTCCGTTCGTCCATTGTTCCGGGTCCTCTCACATTCGCGCCGCGACGACGCCGAGGACCCAAACCCCGAGCCACGCGAGCGCAGTCACGACGGAGAGGACGATCGTCGCCGCTCCGCCAATGGTTCGACGGAAGCGCGCGACGTCGGCGTCGCGGACCTCCGAAACGTGGAGCGCTTGAACGATCGCGCGGCTCGGGATCTCGCTCTCGCCCTGGCCGAAGCGCTGCGGCGGGACATAGCCCGCCGGTCGGACGATCGTCCGGAACGCCTCCTCGCGAGCGAGCTCGCGGGCCTCGTCGAGCTCGAGCTCGAGACAGTCGGAGCAAAGCGGCTCGGCATCGGCCGAGGGCGTCTCGAGACGCTTTCGGCAGTCGGAGCAATGGCTATCAGTCGGTGACGCGTTCACGGGTTCCCCTCCTCGTTCGGGGATACCGAATCGCAGGAACCGGCAACTCGCAAGGGGAAACCGTCGCCAGGGCCGCAAAAATTCCGCTTGACCGGATGGGGGGCGGTCCGGTATCGGTCCCGGATGGCGAAAATTCACCCTCTGAAACTCTGGCTCCTCGAGAACGAGCGCTCGCAGCGATGGCTCGCGGACGCGTGCGACGTGTCGCCCTCCCACCTCTCGGCCGTGTTGAAAGGGCTCGAGCAGCCCGGCGCGGACCTCACTCGCCGGCTCGTTCGCGCGACCGGCGGCGAGATCGACGCCGACGCGATCCTATTCCACGGAGAGGAGGCGCCCGCCGCATGAGCTCGCCGCCGATGCGACCCCCGAAGCCCGACGACTCGCTCGCCTACGCGACCGAGTGGGCGCGCGGGAAAATGAACGACCGCGTCCCGATCGACTGCCCACTGTGCCGGCGGAAAATTCAGGTCGCTAGGCGCCGCCCGTCTCGAGGGTGGGGCGAGGTCCTCGTCGCTATGTACGCGATCACGCGACAGCGGCGGAAGCAATGGAACCCGTTCCCGTGGATCCACGTCGAGGAGGAGGTTATCCGGGGCGGCATGGCGACGAGCCTCGGTCGCGACTGGTCTAATCTGCAACACCTCCGCGTCATCACGCGCGAGACGACCGAGCGCGATCCGCGCGAGCCCGGCGTCGGGATGTGGCGCCTAACGCCGTTCGGTGTGCAGGTCGTCGAGCAACCGAAAGCGAAGCTCGTCCCGAAGTGGGTCGACACATGGAACGGCCGCGCGTGGAAGTTCTCGGCCGACCGCGTCTCGCTCCAGTCGATGCTAGGTCGCGAGTTCTCGTTCGCCGAAGAGGTGAAGCGGCTCCAGGGCGCGGCCTAACGTGGGGGCGATCGAATGCGAATGTGTCGGCCTCGGCCGTGACGACCTCTCCGCCCTGGCCGCCGGCGAACCCGTGAGCGCGACCGCGCTCGAGCTCGAGGTCCGGCGCTTCCGGACCGGCTCTCGAGCTCGGCCGGTCGTCTACCGTTGGCAATGCCAGCGCTGCGGACGGAAACACGGCCGCGCCTACGATGGCGACGCGCTCCCGATCGACCTCCACCCGAGCGAGATCGAGAACGCTCGCCCGAAGGTTCTCGAGGCCCCGCGGCCGAGCTCGCTCCAGCGTCGACGAGCTCGGAAACGGAGCTCGAGCGCGTTCCAGGCGCAGCGGACCCGCGTCCTCGAGCGCGACTCGTGGACGTGCCAGGGGTGCGGCGAGACGGAGCTCGAGCTCCTCGAGGTCCATCACGTCCGCTATCCGGAGATCCCCGAGGAGGACGTCCCGGACAGCGACCTACAGACCGCGTGCGGCCCGTGCAATCTGGCCGAGCGCGCGGAGAGATTGAACGGCGGCCTCGGCGGCCGATTGGGGGGGAACGATGGCAGGACATAGACGAATCTCGACGGACCTATTCCTCGAGTTCGTGAACGATCCCGCGCAGCGATGGAAGGTCGCCGCGCTCCTCGAGGTCGACCTCGACGAGTGGAAGGGCGGCCGGCTCTCCGTCCACGCCTACGCTCGGAAGTGGGGGAAAAACCGGGTCACGGTCCGGCGCCTCCTGGCGCAGTATGACGAGCACCGCGGCGAGCTCTACTCGCACGATATGGGGGGATTTCAGACCGGCACGAGGCCGAAAAGGGTCGTTTCCGGTGACCACCGAGCGACCCCCGGGCGACCGGCGAGCGACCCCCCGAACGACCCCCAAAGCGCAACGATTCCGGTCGCTTTCGGTGGGGCGAACGACCCCCCGAACGACCGGGCAGCGACCGGCAAGCGACCACCGGGCGACCCCTTCTTAGAACCGGAACCGGAACCGGGAGGGGAGAGGGTCCCGCCCGGTTCGCCTTCGGCTCTGAGGGGAGCTCGTTCGGTCGGCCCCGCTGACGCGAGGCGCCGGCAGGCGGAGAAAGAGGTCGAGAGGGCTCTCGAGTGGGGCCGCGGCCAGGGCGTGACCGACGAGCGGATCGCGGCCGTCCGGCCTCGATTCGAGGCGCTCGCCCATTGGTTCCTCGGGTTCGGACGGGTGGCCGACGAGGCGCAGCTTCGGGCCTACTTCAAAGCGACGCGCGAGTTCCACCCGATCGACTTCCGGGCCGGCCTCGACGCCGCGGCCGCGGAGAACGAGAACGAGCGCGGGTTCGCGCCGAGCGCGGCGAAGGTCCGCGCGGCGACGAGCTCGATCGCAGCGAAGCGGCGAAAGGCCGCGAGACAGGGGAACGCATGACGAACGATCGACACCCGGCCGGCGGAGCGGCCGCCCTCCTGGCGTGCGCCGTCCTCGGCGTCGTCCTGGCGCTCGCCGTCCTCCTGGCGGGATGCGACTCGAGCTCGAGCTCGAGGCCGTCGGCTCCTGGCCGGCCGGTCCTGGCGCCGAACGGGGCGCCCGTGGCGCCGGTCCTGATCCGGGTCGAGGCCGTCGAGCTCGAGGACGGGGACGCGTGCGAGCTCGAGCTCCGGGAGGTTTGCGGCTAGTGGGGTTCGGCCATCCGGACGACGTCGTTCTCGCATACCAGCGCGCGCACGAGGGCGCGTCGTCCGCGAAAACGCTCGAGATCGGGGGGACGTTTCGGGCCTACGCCGATCGGTGCGCGGCGAAGAAATGCCGCGCGAAGCGCTCGAGGGACGGCCTCAAGCCGAACCCGACGACGGCGTTCGGGAAGGGCGGCGAGCTCGTCGCGAAGTGTCGGAAGTGTGGGGCGCCGTGGCTGTGGACCGAGGCGTTCGTCCTGGCCGGTGAGTCGCATCCCGGCACGAAGGGCGGGCGTCCACCCGCGGCGCTCCTCCGCTCCGGCGATCTCGCCGCGCTCGTGGGGAAGCTCGAGCAGACCGACGAGCTCGAGGACGGGTTCGCCGAGGTCTACGTCGCATGGCTCTGCGCGGGATCGAAGACGCTCGACGCCGTCGCCGAGGACGCGACGCGAATCAATTTCAAGGGGCGCCCGTGGGCGCGGAAGGACGTCCGGCGGGCCGTCGAGCACGCTCGAGACTGGCTCGAGACGGAGCTCTATCGCCGGGGGCAGCTTGACCGGGAGGGGTGAGAGAATGGGCCGACCGCTGGACGTGGCGACCGTGGCGAAGCGAATCGGGCGGAGCCCGTCGCACGTTCGCCGACTGATCGAATCGGGGAGACTCCCCGCCGTGAACGTGGGGACCGGCCGGCTCCGGCCGACGTATCGACTCGACTCGGACGTCGTCGACGCGTTCCTCGAGGCGAACCCGGGGCGCTTCCCTGACGCCGGCGATTTCGCTCCGGACACTCCCGAGGACCACGTCCGCGCTCGGCTCTCGAGGCGCTGAGGGCCGTCTAATCGCGCAATAGCACCAACACGCGCAAAGGGGTTGCGAGCTCCGGATAGAACCCCCAGGATCGCCCCATCCTGAGAGACGCGCGCGCGGGGGTCGGTCCGGTGACGCTTTCCGCGACGATCGACCTCGAGAATTCGAGCGCGCTCCTCGGAATGGATCGGCTCCGCCGCTCGCAACTCCCATTCGCGCAGGCCCTCGCGCTCACGCGCACCGCGCAGGAGGCGCAGCGAGCCGAAAAGGCCGAGATCCCGTCACGGTTCGAGGTTCGGAACACCTACCTCGAGCGCGGCGTCCGGATCCAGGCCGCGACGAAACGCCGCCCGCAGTCCGCCGTTTTCTGGCGAGCTCCGGGCGGCGCGTCTCGTCGGGGGTTCGCCGATACGCTGGCCCGCCAGGAAACCGGCGGCCTCAAGCGGCCTCGAAAACGCATGATCGCGATCCCCCGGCAGGTCAAGCGGGGGAAATCGGGGCGGATCACGAAACGGAACCAGCCCGCCGCGGTCCTCGACCGGAAACGGACGTTCGTCGCGCCGCTCGGCCACGGCGGCGACCTCGGAATCTATGAGCGCGTCGGCAAGCGGCGCCGTCCGATTCGCCTCCTGTATCACCTCACGCCCCGCACGCTGCGGGTCGAGGAGCGATGGCGGTTCGTCGAGACGGCCGAGGCCACGGCCCGGAAGGTGTACCCAAAGGAATTCGGGAAGGCGTTCGCGAAAGCGCTCGCCACGCGGAGGTGATCGAGTGAGCGTTCCGACGCCGATCGAGGTCGAGGAGGTCCGCCGAGGGTGGGTCGCCGCGACCGAGCTCGAGCACGCCGTCTACCTGATCGCCCGACTCTGCCGTGCCCTCGAGGCGATGGCCGAGAGCGCGCCGCATGGCGGCGACACCTACCGACGGAAGGCGCTCCTCCTGGCCGACGAGGGCCGAGCTCTCCTCGAGCTCCCCGTCGGTCGTCATGGGTACACACACGGGAGCGAGCTCTCGCTCCGCGTGGCGACGTGGATCGCCGCGCAATCGGAGAACGATCTCGCGGAGACGCTCGCCGTCCCCGTCGTCGTGTTCCGACTGGCCGAGGAGTTCGCGCGCGACGTCGTGATCGCCGAGCTCGTGGGCCGCGACCTATTCACATTCGAGGACGGCCAGCGGCCGCGCCTCGGCGAGCTCGTGTCCCTGGCCGCGACCGGGTGAGGGGAAAACGGGTCCTTTCGGCCCGGTTTCTCGTGGGTG